AGCAAGAGGCCGAATCCGCACTTGCGATATTCAAGGAACTTAGGCTTGTAGACGTTCTTGGTAGGCCGACGATGGAAGAGGCGGCGCGTCCGTGGCTGATGGATCTTGCCTCCTCTCTATTTGGTTCATATAATTGCGAATCAGGCCGGAGATTGATTTCGGAGTATTTTCTTCTAGTGTCGAAAAAGAACAGCAAATCAACGACTGCCGCCTCAATTATGATCACAGCACTATTAAGAAACTGGCGCGATTCGGCTGAGTTCCTTATCCTTGCGCCTACAGTGGAGATAGCTTCTAACTCATTCAATCCGGCCCGTGATATGATTAAGGCTGATGAAGAACTTTCTGATTTGCTGCACATCCAGGACCACATCCGAATGATTACGCATAGAATAACAGGCGCAACGCTTAAAGTAGTAGCTGCGGCGTCGGAGACAGTGGGTGGGAAGAAAGCAACCGGCATACTCATTGATGAGGCGTGGCTATTCGGCAAGGTGCCAAACGCTGAAAATATGATCCGTGAGGCCTGCGGTGGCCTTGCCTCCCGTCCCGAAGGATTTGTTATCTGGCTGACAACTCAATCCGACGAAGCTCCAGCCGGTATTTTCAAACAAAAACTTGAATATGCTCGTGGCGTGCGTGATGGCCGGATAGATGATAACTCATTCCTGCCGATTCTTTATGAATTCCCTCAATCGATACTCAAAGACAAGCTTTACATGGATCAGAAGTACTGGAAGGTGACAAACCCAAACATGGGGGCATCGGTTGATGAAGCTTTCATCACTCGCGAATTCAAGAAAGCGGAAGAGGCTGGCGAAGAGAGCTTACAAGGGTTCTTGTCCAAACACCTTAATATCGAAATGGGTCTATCTCTCCGGTCGCGCCGGTGGGCTGGCGCTGACTATTGGGAGGCGGCGGCGGGTGAAGTGACTCTTGAAATAATCTTGGCAAAATCGGAAGTGGTTGTTATTGGAATTGACGGAGGCGGCCTTGATGACCTCCTGGGCCTGGCGGTAATTGGCCGTGACTCTGAAACAAGGGACTGGCGATTATGGACCAGGGCATGGTGTCACCCTGACGCACTTGTTCGGCGTAAGTCAGAGGCTCCTAAATATCATGACTTTGCAAGGGATGGAGATTTGATACTGGTCAACGAGATAGGGGAGGACGTTGAGCAGGTAGTTGATATAATTATGCGTATAGACGAAAGCGGATTGCTTGACCGTATAGGGGTTGACCCGGTCGGCATTGCGGAGATAGTAGATGCGCTGATAGCTTTAGATTTTGACCCTGACAGAGCAGTAGGAATATCTCAGGGATGGCGCATGAACGGTGCTATCAAGACGATGGAACGGCGTATTGCGGAAAAGACAACTATCCACAGCGGATCTGCAATGATGAATTGGTGCGTAAGTAATGCCAAAGTCGAGCCAAAAGGGAATGCAATAGCTATCACGAAGCAGGCAAGCGGAACGGGGAAAATAGATCCGCTCATGGCGGCGCTCAACGCTACCGCTTTGATGGCCATGAACCCAGAAGCCAAAAGCACCGGCGAAACCCGCATACGATTTGTGTAAGAAAAGGGGAAAAGTGTATGCAGATCACAGTTGAATATTTGGACGGTACAAGTGAAGTATTCCCTGAAACATCGGCACCGGGCGGGAGTTATTGCACTTCTGGCAAGGCAGAAATGGGGTGGTACATCGTGACAGATGCTTACGGCGGCAAAACTCAAATACCAGCAGAGCGCATCAAGGCCGTGCGTACATCTGGCGGGAGGTGGTAACTATGCAATGGACAAGAGATCCGCCGACTGTGCCGGGGTGGTACTGGATGAGAGAAGTCGCGGCGGACGTTGAGATAGTATGGATTGATTCAAATATGATGGTATGGGTCCAAGGCGTAGACGACAATGAGCCGGTGTCAGAACACGCTGGCGTTGAATGGTGCGGCCCACTCACCCCGCCTGTTTAAAACCTGTTTAAAACCTGTTTAAAACCTGTGAATAAATATGTTGACAGCTTTTAAATTATCAAGTACGCTTCCCGAAAATAAAGCCGGTTTAGTCCTTTAAGGAGTGGGAGTTGCCTGTAAAGCAACCGCGAAAGCCCGCTTGGTTCGATACCAAGAATCGGCACCAAAATTGATAAAACCCACGGAAGAGGGGCAGCAGATTAGTACCCCTCGCAATAGAGCCGGATAGGTGAAAGGTAAGGCTGATGCGCCTTAATTGAATCCGGCACCTTTTAAAGAGCAAGCACCATCGCTGTGAAGCGAAGGGAAAGTATGAAAAAGTTGCTCGCATCATTTGATCTGCAAGACGTCCAGCTCGTAGCCGGGATTTCCTCCCTCGGTTACGGGCTGTACCTCGTTTATCACCCCGCAATGTTTATTATCCTTGGTTTGCTCTTTATGGCTCCCATTGTCCTACCGATGCTCAGGGCGGTGAAATAATGGGCGCGATCAGCCGCATGTTTGCCCCGCAAGCCTCATTATCTGCTGACGAGATCCGCCAAGCATTGGGCGGCGGCGGATACGGTTCATCTAACAGCGGCCCCGCGGTCACTCCAAAAACAGCAATGTGTATTTCCGCGGTCTTCGCATGCGTTCAGGTTATCAGCCAAACGGTTGGGCAGCTGCCGCTGGTGCTGTATCGAAAAACAAAGACGGGCAAGGAGAAAGCGGAAGGACATCCCCTGTTTGCTATGATTGGCACCCGCCCGAATAAGTTTCTTAACTCCTTGGCGTTCAGGGAAATGTTAACCGCTCATACATGCTTACGCGGCAACGGTTTTGCCTTCATTAATCGGGTTGGTGGCGGTCGTATTGCCGAACTACTGCCTATCAGTTCTGAAGATGTGACCATCAACAGGAATCCGGCTACATGGGAAGTAGAGTATAAAGTAGCTCAGCAGGGCGGAGTTTGCGGAGTTTACAGTTCAAAAAACATCTTTCACTTGATGGATATGACACTTGACGGTTATCAGGGGATTACCCGCCTGACTTACGCACGGGAGGCAATCGGCCTGACTGCTGCTGCTGAAAGATTCGGCGCAAAGTCATTCAAGACCGGCGCGAAACCGTCAGGCGTTTATAGTTCGGCAAAGACGCTGAAAGATGAAGCATTTGGCCGGCTGAAAAAAGAACTTAACGAGGGCTTCTCGGGTGAGAACTCCAGCAATGCAATGATCTTGGAAAACGGTGACACATGGACACCATCCCAGATGTCGAACGACGATCTCCAATATATGGCCCTGAGACAATTCCAAATACCGGAAATAGCCCGGTTTTACCGAATGCCCCTACATAAAATCCAGGACATGAGCGCGTCCACGAACAACAACATCGAACAGATGGCGCTTGAGTTCCTTTCTGATTGCATGGCTCCTTGGCTGTCAAGATGGCAGATGTCGCTAAACACTCAGTTACTTTCCGACGTTGAGCAGAAGGATTATTATTTCGAGTTTGACACAGACGACCTGCTCCGGCCTGACATGAAGAGCCGCTACGAGGCATACGCGTCTGGGATAGCATCGGAAATATTAAACCCGAACGAGTGCAGGGACTGGGAAAGCCTCGACAGATACGAGGGCGGCGACGTGTACCTGAACAGGAATACAAAACCGGCACCAACACCGGGGCAAGGAGGGCAGGATGAAAAAATCTCCGTGGTTTAATTTTGTGAGCAAAGCGCCGGACAATGCAACCGTGATGATGTACGGAGCAATCGGCGGCGGCGGGATTGACGCCCTCGATTTCATTCAGGAACTTAATTCTATTGCGGCATCAAAAATCAACATTCGTATGCACTCCCCCGGCGGCGACGTATTCGGCGGGATGCTGATATATGAGGCGCTGAAAGCGAGTAAAGCAGAGATCGATATTCAGGTTGACGGTCTGGCCGCTTCGATTGCGTCAACTATTTGCATGGCAGGCAGGGTCACTATGGCAAAATCGGCCATGATGATGATTCACAGGCCATATTCTGTGACAGGCGGCAACTCAGAAGAAATGAGGAGCCGGTGTGACGCACTCGACCAGATAGCCGCAAATATGACGGACGCATACAGCGAAAAAACAAAGTTATCCGCCGCCAAAATCACAGAAATGATGCGAGCTGAAACGTATATGAGCGCGGAAAAGTGCAAGGCGCTTGGTTTTTGCGACCAGATCGGCACTGTGGGGGCGATCAACGCTGCCCTGGATTTCTCCGAACTTGGCAACGTGCCGGACGAAGTCAAGGCACTGTTCAGCGAAAAAGAAACCCCTACAGAAAGAGAAATAGAGGCCGTCTTACGGGATGTGGGCGTACCTCAGAACAAAGCAAAGGCCGCTGTTGCGGTAATAAAAGGCGATCATCGGGACGATGAGACACCGGAAGCAGAGAAATTCAAGTCATACCTCGAAAACGAACTTTGTAAATCACTTTTGCAGTAAACCCAAAAAATGCACCGTCGAGACGACAGGCGCGAAGGAGTTACACCATGTTCGAAGAATTAAAAGCACTGTTTGAGCAGTTCAAGGTCAAGAACGATGAAAGGCTGGCACAGATCGAAGCAAAGGGTCATGCCGACCCCCTGTTAGCCGCTCAGGTTGACCGGATGAACGAGGGCATTACCGCAATGGAGGCCAAAATCCAGGCCCGCATTGACGACGTCGAAGCCGCCGCCAACCGCCCCGGTGCCGGCATGTCCGCCGAAGAGAAAGCGAAAGCCGAATACAAAGGCGCTTTCAACGCATTTGCCCGTAAAGGCGATTTTCAGGCCGCTTTGTCTGTCGGTTCCGATCCTGACGGCGGGTATTCCGTTCCGATCGAAGTTGACACCAACATCATGCAGTTGGAGCGCAACGCAGTTACCATGCGCCGCCTTGCCAATGTGATTAGTCTCGGAACCCCGAACTACACCAAGCTCGTCAACAAGGGCGGCGCCTCTTCCGGGTGGGTAGGGGAAACCGACGCACGGCCCGAAACCACAACCCCATCGCTGGCTGCACTCACTCCGTTCTGGGGCGAGATTTACGCGAACCCCGGCGCAACCCAGGCTATGCTTGACGACTCTGCTTTCAACGTCGAGTCATGGCTGTCCGGCGAACTGGCAACGGAATTTGCAGAGCAGGAAAACTCCGCATTCATTACGGGTACCGGCATCCTGAAGCCAAAAGGTTTCTTGGCCTATGGTATCGCGCTGACTGCCGACGCAACCCGCGCTTTCGGTACGCTTCAGTACGTGAAGACCGCCGAAGCCGCCGCGTTCAAAGCCGCATCCGCCACATTCAACCCGGCTGACAATCTGATCGACATGCAGACTGCGCTCAAATCTGCTTTTGCCGGCAACGCAGTCTGGCTGATGAACTCCGCCACACTCGGCACCGTCCGCAAGTTCAAGGACGCCGTCAACGGCGCTTACATCTACCAGCCTTCCCTTGTACTCGGCACCCCCGCGACCTTGCTCGGTAAGCCGGTTGAGATCGATGAGGCCATGCCCGCAATCGCCGCAAACGCCCTGCCGATTGCATACGGCGACTTCAAGCGTGGATATACGATCTGTGACCGTATCGGGACTCGCGTTCTCCGTGATCCTTTCACTAACAAACCTTACGTGATGTTCTACACCACAAAACGCGTAGGTGGATTCTTGACGGATTCACAGGCTATCAAGATCCTCAAGGTCGAAGCGTAACATCATAACCCATTAAACAGGGGCGGCTCCGGTCGCCCCATAAGGAGCATACATGCTTTCCGATAACATAAAAATCACCCCAATCCTCGGCTATTTTGCCGCAGGCATCACGAAAAGAACCAGCACGATCATCGACATGGACGGCTTCGACGGCGTTGTTTTTGCCGCCGTTCTCGGCACTACCATTGAAAACGGCACCATTGATGTATTCGTCGAGCAACACACACTGAACCAGACCTCCGGCATGGCTCGGCTGGCCACTACCGCCGTTTACACTGTTCCGGCCTCCCCTGCCGCGCTGACCTCAATCCATGTTGACGTGTACAAGCCGCGCGAACGGTATCTTCAAGCCAACATCACCCCGGCAGTGGCTAACGCTGTTGTTTGCGGCATGGTTGCCATTCAATACAAAGGCCATGTTTGCCCCTGTACCGACGCAGCAACAGTGGTCAAGGTTACCAGGCTGATTTCACCGGCTGAAGCATAACATTTCCAGGGGGAGGCGGCTTGAATAGCGCCTCCCGAATGAGGAAAACATGAAACGACTTTTATTGATTACGTTGATTATTGCGCTTGCGGCTACAGCATACGCGGCGAAAGCGACGCTGCCGGTTGACGGGCTCGGTATCCGCGTTCAAGGATTCGCGCCGGACGGCAAAAAGAATCAGGCGCTGACCGTCAATACCATCACAAAAGATATGCGCGACGATCTCTCATGGAGTGCCTACACACCCACTGCCTGCAAATTCCGCCTGATGAGCACTGCAACAAAAGCGGGGGCAACGCAGACGCTTGCGGCGAATGCCACCACGCAGCGGGTCGTCAATACGTCAACACCATATCTCAATCTTTCCGGATGTACTTCAGGGGAGTTGACAAGACAATGAGAGTCAAGGTCGTGACAGCGCCTGCAGTAGAACCGGTCACGCTCTCAGACGTAGAGGGTCAGTGTCGTACCGGCCTGGCCGGTGAGGTCTCCGCGGTAACGGGCTACATCACAGCTATTCGGCAGCGGGTAGAAAATGACCTGCGGCGGACGCTAATAACGACGACCTACGATCTTGTGTTAGACGCTTTCCCGGCCTCTTCATGTCGTAATCCGTTTGCCGTGGTCGAGATCCCCTTGCCGCCGCTACAGTCGGTCGTCTCGATCAAGTATCTATCCACCGACCAAGTTCTAGCCACTCTGGACGCCGCGGAATACGTAGTTGATATCGATAGCACACCGGGCCGGGTCATGCCTGCGTATGGGAAAGTATGGCCGGCAACGCTCGACTATCCCGGCGCAGTCAAGATTCAGTTCGTCGCGGGATACGGCAGCACAGATGCTGCGGTGCCGGAATGCATCCGTACATGGATGCTACTCAATACGGCAAATCTGTATGAACACAGAGAAACGCTATCAATCGGCAGCGGCGGTGTGATCGAGATGGAAACGCTCGCAGATTCACTGCTTGACCCTGAACGATGGGAAATCAGGGTGTAAAAACCCCTAACAGGAGACACTATGTCCGGAAAATCAAATTACCTCGAAGGGCAGTTGCTCAACCTCATACTCAGAACACAAGCAGCCTGGAAACCAAGCGCTGTCTATATCGCCCTGCTGACCGCCGCGCCCAGCGACGCCGGGGGCGGAACCGAAGTGACCGGCGGCAGCTATGCCCGCGTTGCCGTCAGCCAGCTGGACGCCAACTGGGCGGCACCGGCCGGCACGCCCCGCAGTACCAGCAATGCCGGATCGGTAACGTTCCCGGCACCATCCGCTAACTGGGGATCGGTGACACATTTCGGTATTTATGATGCCTCAACCGCTGGCAATCTTCTGTACTGGGCGGCATTGACCACTCCAAAAACCATCAACAACGGCGACCCGGCCCCCTACTTCCCCGCGGCTTCGCTGGTGGTGACGGAAGATTAATGAAACCGTTTTTTTGCTGTGATTATTTGGAATACGAACTACGTCCCTTCCGCGCCCGATGCCTGTTATTGAAGCGGAGAGTCTGGTGGAGATGGTTACTACGCATGATTACGAGTGCAAAAATCATCGAACGCGATCAATGCATACATCCCGTGATGAAAATCGGAAACGAGTGTTACGACGCGGAATAAAAAGGAGATCGTAAATGCTGACAACCCAACAAATAGCAACCCTGCGTGCAGCAGTAATGTCCGAACCAACTATTACCAACCTGGTTGCTACTGCCGATGATATAGCAATCGCCGCATGGCTTAACACTCCGACAGTAGAAAAGTGTTGGAAGACATGTCTGGATATTGCCGAAGTTCACACCATCATGGATTGGACGGAATTTATCGGCAGGTCTGTTGCAGAGAAAGCGGCGTTCACCTGTATGTTCGTGATGGGTTTTGTCAATCCGTCCGCCGCGAATATCCGCAGCGGCCTGAATGACATATTCTCAGGTACCGGAGTTAAGCCTGTTGCCCTTCGCACGGCTTTGCTGAACATCTGCCAGCGCCCCATGACACACGCTGAAAAGTATCTGGCAACTAACCCTATTAACGGCACGTTCACGCTGACTTTCGAGGGCGAAATAAACTACCAAGAAGCTAGTTGGTTGAGGTGATTTTATGGCAATAACAAGAGTTGAGACGGATATACTCTGGTCGGCAACGGCATCTAAAACGCTTACGGTAGCTACTCCGGTTGCATCTGACGCTTTTACGTTTGACGCTACATGCATTGGCGGTACTATTGCGGTCAGTGCCGACAATCAAGGGACTCCTGCCGCAGGGGATACGGTGACGTTTTACATCGCCTACACGTCGGGAGATTTGCTGGGTGACACCGGTGACGACTACGACACGGACGAACACGCTATACCAATCGGAGTGGTGGATACCCTTGCCAGCAACACCCCCGGAGAAGACCCGGTACGCAAGACCCTGATTTTGCCTACTTCGATCCCGAAAGGTGCAAAGTTGATTGCTATATCACCTAACGCAGCCACCCGTAACATCGTCATTCGTGCACGGTTAACTGAGCAGAGAGCCGCTTAATGTGGGTTCCCGTATTTACAGAATGGACTACCAAGCCGCCATTAGGCACGCCTCTCCGTGCCGGGCATTGGAGTACCGACGGGATAATTGTATGCGAAGCGCTTAACGAGCGTGCCGGGGCAGCAATATATAATTCTGTTGACGGCAACCAGGCGGTCTTTTCGTCCACGCCGACATGGGCGGCGGACAGTGTAAATCTTAGCAGTAATAATGCACCCTACCAGGTGGCAAAGCATAACACGCCCATGGTCACAGTCATATCGCGGTTACGCATAGCATCTGGTGGTGCAGCGGCAACAGCAGTGGCTTGTGGCAATGGTGGCACGGGGTATGGGTGGACGCTCAATCGTAAATATAATGCACAGGCACAAATGCAGTTTTCGGCTCGACTCGGGACTTCATGGGCTAGCGCGACTACTGACGTAAATATTATCGGGGCGGGATGGGTTACTCTTGCTGGTATAGCCGGTGGTGGAGTCGGTCGAAAAATATATGTTGATGGCCGGTTGTCAGGGAGCAGTGCTCTAGCCGGGAACGTGTCATATGTTGGCGGTGGTAATCGCTTGCGCATTGGTAATGATGACGCAACAACAAATCCTTGGACAGGAGATGTTGGTTATGTATTGGTCTATAGCCGGATACTGTCGGATTTTGAAATACAGTCGTTGTCAATTAACCCTTGGCAGGTATATGCACCCAAGGTTTTTTGGGTAAATGTAGGGGGAGGTGGTGCGAGTGCAGCGCTGTTTGACGGCTCGATCAATGGCTCGACAACTATGTCCGCCGGGCTGGCAACATCAATTTCAATGTCGGGTGTTTCCACCGGGACTGGCTCGGCTACAGCCAACATCGCCACCGCCATCTCTCTAGCCGCACAGATACTGGCCAGCGGGATAAGTACCGGCAGTATCACCACAAAAATCTCTCTATCCGGTAGCACAGTCGGCGCAGCATCGGCTTTGGGCGATATCCTTACAGCAATCCGGATGGCGGCAACAAGCGCGGGTATCGGGTCAATGACGGGTGCAATGGACGGACTGTCTGCTGCGTTACTGTCCGGAGTGCTATCTGGGACCGGCGTGTTTTCTGGAAATATTTTGACAGCAATACCGCTGGCGGGCTCCGCCTTAGGCGAAGGTCTGACCCAAGCACAAATCACGACAGCCGTTGCCTTGGCAGCAGCAGCTCAGGGCAACGCGCAGGCGCAGGCATCGCTGACTACAGCAATAATGATGTCCGCACAAATCAATGCACAGGGGTCTGCATCGGCGGTGCTGGCTGGGGCTCTCGCGATACTGGGCTTCGGATTCACACTACCAGCGGAAACCAAGGGGTATGTTGTGCCAGCAGAAACCAGGGGGTATGCAATATGATTTACCGATTGCCTGATAAGCAGCCAAGTGAAACGATGAAGGGGCTTTGGGTAGATTTTGCCGGTAAACTGTTGGCTGGTGAAACGATCAGCACCGCCACAGTTACTGGCAGCGTGGCCGGAGTTGTGCAGAATAAGCAGACAAACGGGACAATAGTGACATGGGACGCCACTGCGGGCACAAGCGGTGTGCGAGTGGACTTCGTCGTGATGGTTACCGGGTCGCTCGGATCAATACGAGAAGCTAATTTGTTTACGATGATTAAGGACGTGATTTGATGCGTGCTGGAAAATTAAGACATCAAATCACTCTTCAGCGCAAATCCCTGACCCCTGACGAATACGGCGGCCCGGTGGAGACATGGACAGACGTTGGCACCGTATGGGCCTCAGTGGAGCCACTACAGGGACGGGAATTGACAAACGCGCAGACAGTCAATGCGGAAACAACCACAAAGATCACCATGCGGTATGTCTCCGGAGTGACGGCTGCCGACAGGATTGTTTTTGGGGGCAGATTTTACAACCTTCAGAGCGTGATTGACCCCGAAATGAAACACAGAGAATTAATTATTCTGGCGTTCGAAGGGCTAAACGAGGGATGATATGACCATCGAAGCCGCCATACAAACCGCACTAGGCACCCTCGTCTCCGGCAGATGCTACCCCCTGGTCGCGCCTGACCCGGTAGTTAAGCCGTATATCATCTATTCCGTCATTTCGGACGTTGACAGCAATCTACTTGACGACAACAACACCGGATTCAGCAACGCCAGATATCAGGTTGACGTTTATACAACCTCATACGGGGCAACAAAGGCACTCGGCGGCAAAGCAGGCACGATTAAAGCGGCATGGATAGCGGCGTTTCCGCAGTCAATCCGGCTTTCGTATCAAGAACTCTTTGAGCCAGATACGCAGCTTTACCGCATTACGATGGATTTCAGTCTCTGGAGCTAATATGACAGACCTACCGCCCGACATCAAAAACCAGCAACACCGCCAACGGGCGCTGACCGTTGAGGATAAGCGGGATCTAGCGGCGATGCTGGCATCCGAATTACGGTCTGCCGAACACCCCTGCCGTTTCGCCAATATTTCTCCGGACGATTTGGCTTTTTTCAAGGATTTGGTGGTGATTTACAAAGAGGGTCGCTCGGAGATGATCAAGTTGTTTGTGAAAGCGGTTTTGTACGGAGTTGTCACACTGGTTGTTTTGTACGCCTGGGTCAAATACGGGGGTAAGCCATGAAAGCACTTTTCCGCAAACTGATCGAACTGATCGAACTGAACGGCAATCTCTCCCACGTCCTGGAATTCTCCGACCCGGGCGGCGTGCGTACCGGGACATGCTGAGTGTATCGGCACTGGCAACCGATGTCAGGCAACAACTCTGTGACATGCGAGATACGGGAGATGTGACGCAATTGCAGGCGCTGGCTGTCAAAATGATGGTGCTGGAAAATATCATCCAGTATCTGATCCGAAAAAAGGGCTGTGATTGTTGCCCGAGCTACGGAAGGGGTGTTAACAATGGGAATATTTGACGACCGTATGGTGGAATTAGGGATAAAAGAACCCAGCGACGACCAGCTAAAATGTTTTGGCGAAGCATGCCGCGACTGCAAGCGTTTTTTCGAATGCCCGATGCACTGGGGGACGGAGCCATGAAAAAGCCGTTTTTCTGCTATATGTTGAACGAGTATACCTTTGAAAACCAGGATTGCTGTAATTGCGGCCGGTGTGGCCACAATAAAGGGAAATGAGATGGGCTGGATCATCGGCAAAATAGGCAAGTTGTTCGTTGGCCACCGCACCAGAATCGGCGGCGTCGGCGCAATCCTGATGGGCGTGATTGGCGCAATCAACATGCTTTGGCCGGATACCGTGCCGGGCATGGAACCAATGACCACCACCGAAATCGGAGCCTGGTTCACGGGCGGCTTCGCGGCGCTCGGGATCGGCGGCAAGGTCGATAAAAATACGGAGGCGGTCAAAAATGGGAATGCCACCCTGGCTGAAAAGCCTGCTGTCATCGTCACCCCGGAACTCACCGACGAACAACGGGAACTCATTACACGTTAGCAAAACATGGGTCTGTGACCCTGAATATGTAGTTATCCGCTTCTGGAAGAAAGTGAGAAAAACATGTGGGAAAAAATCAAATTCATAACATCGAGCCTTGGCGGTTTTCTGTGGCCGCTGATCAAACAGTTCCTGACCGCCTCAGCGCCCCTGATCCGGGCTGCGGCTTTGGCGGCGGTGAATGTGACCATCGCCAGGTATGCCGGGTCACTGGCCAGCAACTCAGTCAAGCATGACGATGCTTACGGCATGATCATCAACGACCTGCAGCAGCAGGGTTTGCGAATGGGTAAGGATTTTAGCGAATCGATGATCGACACGGCTATTGCCGCTGCTGTTAAGCAACTGAAGTAAAACAACGCCCGCGCCGGGAGGCTGCAGGGACACTTTAAGAGCAATGCCGGGAGGCATAGCAAAGGAGCAACACCATGGCCACAAACGCGCAGAAAACCACCCTCCATATTGCCGGAACCGCAGGCGGCGCAAAAACAATCACGGCAATCACCCCCGGATTCCCCACAATCGTTACGTCTGCCGCCCACGGACTCGCAAACGGCGACGTCGGGCCTATCGCCGCAGTTGTTGGCACAATGGCGACTCTCGTCAACGTAGCGAACTTGACCGTCAAAAACGTCACGGCTAACACATTCTCTATTGACCTCAACACGACCGGACTTGCCTATACCTCCGGCGGCACGTTCACGCCGACAGCATGGATCAAGGTTGGCAAAATTACCAACATCAAAGGGACTTCCGACACTTCCCCGGATAACAAAACCACCACTCTTGACGACGATACGGAAACCTACCAGCCAGGGCTACCCGATACAGGCAACGTGACACTGGATATGCAGTGTGATGATTCTGATTCTGGGCTGGCAGCAATTGAGGCCGCGTTTGACGCAAGAATCGTCAAGTCGTTCAAAATCACATATCCGTCCGGCGCGACCCCTGTCCGCACATTCAATGGTTATGCCAAGTCGTTCCCGAAAGTTGGGGATGCTCCACTGGGCGGAATTGTTACCGGATCAATTGAGATCAAGCGTTCCGGCGTCGTAACAAAATCGTAATTCAAAGGGGCGGCTCCGGTCGCCCTTACTTTAACAGTCAGAAAGGCACATGCAATGGTACTTGATAAAAATAGCATTCTGAATGCAAACGACCTGAAGCGCGAAACTGTACCCTGTCCGGAATGGGGCGGCGATGTAATTATTCAGGAACTCGGCGCGATCGACCGGGACCGGCTTTGGCCTTGTCTCCTTGATGCTGACGGAAAAAACGACCCGGTCAATGTGTCAGGCAAAGTGTTGGTCCGCTGCATCGTCGGTGAAGATGGCGAGCGTCTATTCGCAGATACAGATGCAGAAACACTCGGCAAGCGTTCACCAAAGGTGCTCGACCGACTGTTCAAAGTGGCGGAAAAGTTGATCGTGCTGAAAGTTGACGAGGCCGCAATAAAAAACTCCGTGCCCGGCCCGAACGGCTCTTTGCCTTCCGACTATGTTTAGAGCTGGGCTATCCACATCCGGACCATCTGCTATCAACGATGACCAGCAGCCAGTTCGCCGAATGGTTGACGTTCTCAGCGATTGAACCGGTGGGCCGGGAATACCGGAATGAGTTGCGGCACGGCCAGGTGATGCAATTACTGGACGCGGCGAACTTCAAACGAGACAAGCCCGCAACGGTGGCCGATTTTATGAACTTCCAGGAGAAACCGGAAGTGAAAGAACTCGATCTTTCTGATGAGCAAGTACAGGCGAAAATTGATAAAGAGGCCTTCGGGTTATGAGCGATATCAAGACGGGCAACATAAGCATAACGGGGCTGGCGGATCTCGAAAAGAGGCTGCTTGATTTCCCTGACAAGTTGGCAGGGAATATCCTGAAGGGTGCTGTTCGTGCCGGCGCTGTTGTTATCCAGAAGGAAGCCCGGTCTTTGGCACCGG